ATTTCACTACAAGCTCACTACACGGGTTTTCAACATTTTTTTTTTCTACCTTCATTTTTGCTCTTCGGTTTTTTGCGGTTTTTTTTTCTTTGCAAGTTTTCTTATGCCGACTCAAGCCACTTCTGTATTTATATTTTTTACCACACAGACCACACATGTAGCTGTTACCATCGATGTTACCATTGTGACTGAAGGCATGTTTAGGTGTGGAAATGTGTCTGCGCCAATCCTTTTTATCAGACGTTGTAAAGTCACAATCCTGACAATGAAATTTTCCACTTTTTTTCTTCCGGTTTTTTGTTACCATATATAATGATAACAAAAAAACCGCTAAATCCTTTTTCTAAAAATTATGAAAAAATGTTATGTAGGGCGGTGCGTTTTTTCAAGTTTAAAAACTCCCTACATCATGTAGCGGGGGCACTTTTTTTGTGTTTTAGAGGAGGCCTAAAAGTCATTTTGGACATTTTTGAAATGTCCAAAATCGTTTTCGAAATTTAAAATAAAAAAAAATTGTTACTGAGAATTTTCCCTCTTTTTTTGCTTATTGGTTTTACACCATATTTTTAATATCAAACATTAAAAATGTAATTTTCAGTAACGTATTTTGAAAAAAAATGTTCCCCTTTAAAAAGTAAAAAACGGCCAACGTGCTTTTTTTTAAGTAAATCGTGCTTTTTTTTACGTAAAAATGGCTTTTTTTCGCAAAAAATGTCCTATCCCCCAAAAACGCTTAATCAACTTAGGCGATTTCTTAATACCCCGTTTTTGAGGGTACGTTTTTGCCCAATCAAATATTTAATTCAAAAATAGAATTAAAAATCATCATTTATTATATAAATGAATGATCAATTATTATTGGCTTTGGAAAATGAAACAAATGCATCTATAGTTGAATTAAATTCAAGAAAAATCAAAGAATATAAAAAAAATATTTTTGATCAACTACATTTATCTAAGGAACAAATTAAAATTTTTTCTAAAAAATTAAAAAATTATCGTTATTGTAATGATATGAAAGATATACAATTTGGATTTTATATACGTTGGATTCCGTTAAAAAATCCTAATAATATCTATATCACAAATGGTGGATACATATGTGATATAAAAGTAATTAACAATGAATTACATATTGTGTGTAAAAACAATTTTAATAATTATTTTCAAATAAAATTTGATGAATGTGCAATATTTCAAAAGATATCTTTACAAGAAAAAGTAATTTTAAAAGTGTTAGATTATCTTGAATGAATTTAAATAGTAATTATGAAATTATATTAATGTCATCCTTTCCCGAACCGCCACGAAGTAAAAAAAAAAAAAATTTGAATAATTTATTAAATAGTATTTTAAAGGAAATTCCGGAAGAAAAAAAATTACTATCTAATCAAATAAAATCAATAAAAACAACGCTTCATTATACCGCACCAGAAATTTTAGATAACATTGTTCTTAAAATATATGATTTTTTACAAATTAATATACCTCTGTATGATGAAAAAGAAAAAACAAACCCGCAATGGGTATTAAATATAAATTTATTATGGAATATGTTTTTGAATCATTATGGTCAACAAGGGGAAAATAAATCAACCTTACCTTAACGTTTTTTTTTGCGAAAATGTATCTTTTTTGTTTTTTTTAAAGTTACATTTTTTTTATTTGGAATAAATCTTTTTCTTTTTTTGCAAGAAAATCTATTATACTTTAATCCTCTTTTTTTAAAAATACTATTTGTACAAATCGCAATAGCTATTTGTTCTTTATATTTAGGATTTTTTTTCACAGATTTGATACAACTACATAATTTTTTAATTAATAATTTTCTAACTTTTTGCTTCATTTTACGAATACTTGGTTTATTTTTCCTTGTTTTTGGGATAGACATGTTATAATGTTTTAAAATTTTTTTATAATCGTGTACGGATAATTTTGACATATATAAAATAAAGAAAATATATGATTGTGGATTTTTTTAAAAAAATAGGTACTCATCTTTATGAAAAAAAGTTTTTTTATTTATTTTTAATTGTGTTAATTTCTATTTATTTTTTAACACAAAATAAAAAAATTAAGAAAATTGTTGTTTTTGATTTAGATGAAACGTTAGGACATTTTGGCGAATTATCAGTTTTTTGTAGAGCAATGGAACAATTTACACAAAAAAAATTACTAGATGAAAATTATTATTATATTTTTGATAGATGTTTTGAATATTTTCGCCCAAATATAATTAAATGTCTTGATTTTTTAAAAACACAAAAACAAAATGGTCACTGTCATAAAGTAATTATTTATACCAATAACAATGGCGAAAAAAAATGGTCTTTATTAATTAAAAATTATATTGAAAAAAAACTAAATTATCCTCTGTTTGATCAGGTAATTGCAGCATATAAAATAAATAATAAAGTTATCGAACCATTGCGAACAACCCATGAAAAAACATATCAAGATTTAATTCGCTGCATTGGAGAAGATGACGCACAAATATGTTTCATTGATGATTTAGATCATCCAAAAATGAAACATTCAAAAGTATTTTACATACAATGCCCAGCATATATTATTAATATACCAAATAGTGTTTTTGCGAAAAGAATATTTGAAAAAAATGAAGTACAAAAACAATTCTTTGAATTATTACAAAAAATAAATCCACAGCAAAATATTATTAAGAAAAATGATCGGAGTAATATTTTTAAATATATTCAACAATTTATGAGCGATGAGCCGATTCCAGAAAATTTTGTGAAAATGGATTCAATTTTAGTGTGATTGTTAATATCGTAGCACCTAAAATAAATATTCCGGAATTAAATGCGACTTTTCTATGGAAATCATTAAATTTTAAGGTGCGAAATGGGTGGAAAAAATAAATCAATAAAATGCCAATGATTATTTCTCTCCAATAATTTACTATATCTAAATATTTTTCTGCATGATTTGCACCCCATAATCCAAATAATAATACAATGTATAAAAAGTAAGTGAAATAAGTTAAATAATTAAATGATTTTTCATACCATTTCATTATTATATTATATTATAAAAAATTTGAACGATATATTAATTTATTTTTTTCATTGTACATTAAAATACCAGTACCAAAACATTTATCGCATTCTTTAAAATGACTTTTATTTTTTATTTTTTCACATTTATAACAAACAGCCATATTTTTTTTCACGCACTGTAAACAGTTGGAAAAAACACTTTTTTTTCTTCGTATCATTCCTATACCTTCGCATTTTTGACAAGTTATAGTAGACATATATTTGACTAAGATTTTTTATATATTTTCAAAGTACGCGCACTTGCATCTGTTGCACCTTCTACAAATCGGGGCATCCAAAAATAAGGTATTACATTATCATGATTTTTAAAAAATTTTCTAAATATTTTTCTATAATAAATTTGTTCATTTGTAATTGGTTTATTAATATTTATTTCATATTCAAAAGGTTGTTCAACTATTTTTTTTGTTTCTTCATTATTATCAATATAATCTTGAATCACTTGATACCATGATTTATTTGGCGCACTTACACCATCACTAAATGCTTCTTTTGTTCTAAATAAAACTTCATTCGGTAAAAGATCCATATTTTCAAATGTTTTTCTAAGAAGATATTTTTCTGATTTATTGTTGGTTTTGTGACATCTAAATTCGGCCGGAATTGACAAATAGGTTCTTACAAAATTCCGATCTAAAAATGGTGTCCGTGCTTCTAATCCCGCAGAAGAAATGCTTCTATCAGAACGTAATACATCAAAATAATGGATATCATTTAATAATCGTTTACATTCTTTATCAAAATCATAACAATTTGGCGCACAATGGAAGTAAAGATATCCGCCTGTAACTTCATCAGAGCCATCACCATTAAAAATAACTTTTGCGTCACTATTTTTTTTTATATATTGTGATACCAACCAATTACCAACACTGGCTCTCACAGTTGTAGTATCATAGCTTTCAATGGCGTAAATAACATTTGGGATGGCTTTTAAAAAATCTTCTTCACTCATTACAATTTCAGTATGTTTTGTTCCTAAAAAAGATGCAACTTTTTTTGCATAAAATAAATCTTCTGAACCTTTTAATCCAATACTATATGTCTCTAAGGTACCCTTTTTAACACAACGATTGACCAAAGCTGTTATAAGACTACTATCTAATCCACCAGATAATAAACATGCAATTTTTCTATCTGTATTATCAACTCTTTTTTTAACAGCATTAATTAATGAAAGTCTTATTTGCATCATCGCCTGTTCAATATTATTAATAACCGGATTTTTAAAAATATATGTACTAAAAAAAAAATTATTGATAAAATCTGCATGCCATTTATTATTTGTTAACAAATATTTTGAAACTGTCCCTGGCTTAAATTGTTCAATTGTTATTTTTGATTTATATTTTAAATCTATTAACGTTTTTAATTCTGAAGCAAATGCAATGTCATGTTGATTATTAATTTGAAACAGGGGGCGCACACCATAACAATCACGAGCGACATAAATTTCATTTTTATTTTTATCATATAATAAAAAAGCAAAGACGCCATCTAACATTTGCAAAGTTTGCATTATTCCAAATATTTTATACAAATGTATAATAATTTCACAATCAGAATCGGTTTCAAAGGTAAAATTTAATATTTTTTTTAAATTTTTATAATTATAAATTTCTCCATTACAAATGAGGATACAATCATTCATAATCATTGGTTGATTAGATTTTTTTGTTAAACCATTAATTGCTAATCTATGAAATCCCAACCATATATTTTTGTTAGGATTGATAATTGTACTATTTTCAGGCCCTCTATTTATGCCTTTCTCAAAAGATTGTATTATATCTTTTTCGTCAAACTGAGAGTTCAAAATGGAGAAAATTCCACACATTTAAATAATATGGTTGTATTATTTTATATTATTATTATATATTAAATGGCATATTATTGTTATGAAGGTAGTAGAAAACAAATAAATTCGGAAATATATTATAGATCATTGCCAAGTAATGATTTACAAATGACTTTTTCGCCACGAGCTGTTAATACAAGGCATATTAAAATGCCTATCATTGATTGCCGTAAACCCAGTAAATATATGATAGAAGCAAAACCTAAATTTGAACCTAAAAAAATGTTTAATCCAAGTAACCAAGCACCTTTTTCAGGCTATTCCGCCGATGAAGAATCACGGTTAAAAAATATATTTTTTCCTTTGCAGGCATGTGCACAAAGTAAATTTATACCTCATTCACAAAGTGATATGTATAAAGAAAATGTTCCGACAAATTACACATGGCAACCGAGACACGGTGCATTATTTTATGAAAAACCTTTCCCACCAAAGAATGCTGATCCTTGTAATTTAGGATATAAAATATTTAACAATCCTACAAAATATCATGTAAAAGATCTCAAATAATATATTTATATTTTGGGTCATATAAAAAATCCCTTATTTCAATAATATTTAGCAACTCCTTTTTATTATTGAAAAAATAATCCCATGTTTTGGCTTTTTCTTTACTTACTTTATTATATTTTTTCTGTTTTTCTTTTGATTTTTTTATTAAACCACAGCCCCAATCTGTATTTATTGTACAAATAAATAAATCGTCTTTATCATATCTTAAATTAATAATACTTTTATATACTGTGCCATTCCAATTAATTTCTCTTGTTCTTGGGTCGCTTGCATATTCTTTTGCAGGAGGTAAACAATCGTGTACAATAATTATACCATTTGGATTTAAGATTTGTAAACTATTTTGAATATCTTTATCAACCTGATATTCTAAATGTAACCCGTCAATAAAAATTATATCATATGTTTTATTTTCTTTCATTATTTTTTCAAACGCATCGTCAGAATTCATTTCATAAGTCAAATGTGTATATTTTTTTTCAGGATCAATGCTATCAATTTGTTTACATTTGATTTTTTCAATATTTTCGCCTTTTTCCGTGCCTACTTCTAAGTAAGATGTATAATTATTTTTTTTTATTAAATAATTAATAATATCATATCTTTTCATATTTCTTCTTGCGGTAATCCATTCACACATTTATAAATATAAAAATAATATTTTTTTTATATTATTTATGTAATGGACGTTTCTTTGAATGAAATAGATTTACTATATTTAACGCGCCCCTCATGTTATAAAAAATTTAAAAAAAAAAATAATAATAATGAAAAAAAGGAATTATATAAAGATAAGATCCTTGAATTGACGAAAAATTTATTTAATAATGAAAATGTTCACACATTTATTAAAGAAGCATTTAATGGTTATGTTGATTGTTGTATTCAACATTTAGAATTTATGGAACGTGCGAAATGTATTCAGAGTGATTATTTATTATTAAAACAAGATACAAATAAAAAAAAATTCCCACCATTACCAATGAATGATGTTAATAAAATAATAATAAAACAGCCTCGTGTTAAAACAATGAGAGATTTTGTAAAAATAAATAAAAATGTGCAAAAAATATATATTCCACAAATAAGAAAAAATATCAATAATAATTATGAAGAAGAAAAGAAAAAAAAGAAAGAAAACCAAAAAATTTAAAAAAGTAAATTGTGCACCACGAACGAAAAGTAATAAATTAAATTATACATGTTATACTAAAAAAACTTTATTACAATTAAAAAAAATGTGGAATGCAAGACATTCAGATGTCCCTATTAAAACAAAAAAACCACGTGAAATATGGAAAAAAATTAAAAAAAATTTTCGTTCTATTTGTGACACAGAATCATGTTGGGTTCGTAAAAATTTATTTAAACAAAAATTAAGTAGTGAAATTTTAAATCGTACGTTTGCTCCTACGGTACCGAATGAATGGAAGAAAGATCCTCAGACATGGTTAAATAGTATTGATATTTCAAATATTATGAAACAGTATGAAAAAGAATATCCGAGTTTTAGATTTATTGGGCCTTCGCCAATTGATTATGATGCGCATGAATATAATGGAGAATGTGTTTGGGAAGAATTATGTAAATTTAATTTATATAAGCTTAAAAGAAAAGGTATACGTAAAATAGGTATTATTTTTAATCTAGACCCACATGATGAAGAAGGTTCGCATTGGGTGTGTATGTTTATTCATATACCAAAAAAGGAAATTTATTATTTGGATAGTTATGGTGAACCAATTTGTAAACAAATAATGAAATTTGTATTAAAAGTCCAAGACCAAACATATCGTAAAAAGGAAAAATTCTTATTTATTGAAAATAAAATTCGTCATCAATATAGTACAACAGAATGTGGTATGTATTGTTTATATATGATTATAAATTTATTAAAAAATAAAACATTTAAATCATTAACATTGAAAAGAATACCCGATAAAAAAATGATTGCATTGCGAAAAAAATATTTTAATTATAAAATGGGTTAAACTAATAAATGGATTATTTTCTATATGAAATTTTCTACAATAGAAAATAAACAAATGTTATGGAATATTTTGAATGAAATGACATTAGAGCAAAATATTTATATAAAAGAAATAGAAAATTTACCAGATTATTTTGAGTCAGTTGTTCAAAATATTTCAAACATTAAAAAAATGGATACGATTGAAAAAAATAAATTATTATTACAAAAATGTTATGAATATATACAATTTACAATAACAAATAAAAATGAAAATAATGAAACATTGCAACTAGAAAAAAGAATGCGTGAAGTCTCTAATGAAATGATGACAACTTTGAAAGGATATCGCCCCCCTGAAATTGATTTTTCTGATCCGGAAGATAAAACCCCAAAAATTTCTTCTAATACTGGCGCGCCACATATTAATATTGATATGACATCTTCAATTTCCATTCCACATGAATCAATAATGGAAAAACAAGAACCAATTATAGAAAAGCGCGTTACATTTAAATCAAATAAACATTATAATATGAAAGCATCACATATGACATCAAATAGTATATTATTTCAAAATCTAACATTGGAAAGTATTAAAATTTTAACAATTTTAATTAACGATAAAAAAATAATAATGGGGAAAGACAAATTTGGTAAAAATAAATTTCGTTATATAAAAAATTTACCTTTTGTATTTTGTACTGTTTATATTAATGAAATTAAAAACCAAGAAGAAATTATTTTTGTAAATAAAACAATGTCGGGTTCATATGTGCGTTTTGAACCTAAAGTGCCATTAACAGTGAGAAAACAAATATTTAAAATAGAACTAAGATTATTTGATGAAAATAAAAATGAATTAAATATGGGAATGACAATAGATAAAAAAAATATATTAAATACAAATGATAATGAAAATTTAGATAAAAAATATTTATACGTTAAAAAAATGAAAGGTATGGAAGCGGGTGATATTATAGAAATGAATGGTCAACAACAAGAAATATTGGGATTGTGTAAAATAGAAGATAATATGATGGTTGAAGATAGTGATGAACATAATTATGCTATTATTAAAGGCGAACGAAGAAATTTTATTTATTATGGGAAAATGCCAATAATATTATTTATTATATAATATTATAATGATTACGGCAACGATTTTACCGATATTCTTTCTTTATTTTGTATTAGTTAGTGGATATTGTGCTGAAATTTTAAACTGCGGTTTACAACGATATATGGACAGAAATATAATGTTTAGACATATTTTAATCTTTTTTTCAATATATATATTTACTTTTGTTTTAAATTGGTATACATTTTCTTCATTACAAATACAATCCTTAAGTAATAATAAAGAGGAAAAAAAGGAAGAAGAAGTTAAGAAAGATTTTATTACCGAAAAGATGAATTTACATAATTTAGCAAAATGGTTTGGTTATTCGTTATTTATATATTTAATATTTTTAATTTCAACGAAATCTGAATTGAAATATATTTTTATTCTTTTCGGATATATTGTTTTTGGTTTAATAGCACAAATATTAATAAAGTCTTTTTCAACAGATCAATACCATTCATTTAACAATGAATTATTTATAACAGAAAAAGATTACAATAGTAAAAATAAAGATATTATTATTTTACTTCACAATGTAACATCGGGTGGTTTTATATTTACAATCAGTGCGTTATTGTACGGATCATATAAATATTATTTGAGACAATACAAAGATCATAAAAAAAAGTGGAGCTGGATAAAATTTATTTTTGGTGCATCAGATAAAGGAAAAGAATGTAAAAATCTTTAATTATCATAAAACAATAAATATTAATTTAATATTTATTATTTATATTATGGAAAACGACGCTCAATGGTGCGAAGCTACTATTTTATTATTAAAAAAATGGGAAAGAATATGTCATTATCGTAAAGCAGCGCATTATACATCAGCAAAAATGTTTGGATGGAAAAATAAATTATTATCAATTCCTATTATTTTAACAAGTACAATTTTAGGAAGTTTATCATTTATTCACCCATCATTCACGTCTTCTGTTGCTAGACGGTTATCATATGATCATTGTTATGATCCATTTGATGGAAATTGTGCTATTGTCCCTGAATGTATTTCATCATGTCCAGAACTTATTAATCCTATCACAGAATTAGGATTTTATGATTGTCAATGTTGTCATAATTATTGGGGTGATTGTTCATTTGCACAATGTAATGATTATATTTATGGTGAAGAGGATGAAACATATTATGATAGTGTGGTTCCTTCCGCTTTTTTTACAAATTCGCCCTCATCATATGTACCTACAACAATGCCATCTAATATGCCTACACCAATTCCAACCCTTTTACCTACATATGTCCCAACGATACAGATTGAAACGGTTCAACCTACGCAACACGAAAAGTCTAATGGTTCAATAACATATGTTGCTTACATTATCGGCGGATTTAACATGCTTATAGCAATATTATCAGCATTACATACATTTTTAAAATATGATGCATTAGAAGATCGTCATCTCCAATATTCGCGTCACTTTGCGGATTTACAAGTAAATTTAGAAACTTTGTTGGCAAAAACACCGGATACAAGAGGAAATTCAGTAACGGTAGTAGAAAGATATAAAACAAAATATTCAGTATTAATAAATAACGCGCCAGATTTACCGGAAAAATTAGAGAGAAATTGTTGTGCGTCGGAAGAAATACATGGTATTGAAATGACATAATTAAGAAAGGAGGAAATAAATGCTAAAGCAACTTAAAACCATACCAATCAATTGTTTTTGTGTTATTGTTTCATTATATGCTAAATACATTATAAATGTTATTAATGGTAAAAATATTGAAAAACTAAGACCGGTAATAAGACCCATATTTATTTTTAAATTTGCGGCGGTTTGCATAGTATAAGAAATAACAATAACGGTGCATGCTTTAAGAAAGATATTCCAAAAATCGGTATCAAAATTGTAATGAATATTTTTTAAAGAAAAGATAATACTTATGATGCCCATAATTAAGAAAAATGTAGATGAAATTTCAACAGCAGTTAATTTACCTTTGCTTAAAACTTTAGTTATATAAATATCAAAAATAGCAAAAATAGCAATTATTAAGGAGTAAATGGACCAATGCATTTAATATATTGTGCGTAAAAAAATATCATAATATATTAAATGAAACGAACGAGAAAAAGAAGAATTAAATCACGTAAACAAAGAGGTGGAAGAAAATCAAGAAAAAAAAAGGAAAACAAGAAGAAGAAGAAGAAGAAATAAAGTACAAAAAGGTGGAAGCATTGTGTTTGACAAATTAAAAAAAATGGGTGGTGGTTTAGTTGAATATTTTATGAATTCCTTAACTTCAATGGGAAAACACGAAGGAGAATGGGTAGAAAATGCGAGAAAAAAAGGATTGTTAAATAATAATCAAATGAACAATCAAATGAACAATCAAATGAACAATCAAATGAACAATCAAATGAACAACCAAATGAACAATCAAATGAACAATCAAAGTCATAATATGAATGGTGGTGGACGAAAAAGAAAAAGAAAGAAAAAACGTCGTCAAAAATAAAATAAAAGGTTAATATATAAATGGTAAAATGGAGAACAGCTCGCCGTTCTAGACGTAGACCCCGTCGCCGCCGCCGCCGCCGGCGCCGTACAAGAGGTTGTAAATGCAACTGTAAATGTTGCAAAAAATGTAAGTGCGGAACTCGCCGCCGCCGCCGTCGCCGTGGCCGTCACACAAGACGCCGTTAAATATTCACACGTTTAAATACTTTTTTAGTGGATGTTTCACTATCTTCTAAACGACCGACAATAACAGGTCGTCGCCCCTTTTTTAATTTCAAAGTTTTCCCGCTATCTTCAACTTTGAAATCTGATATATCATAAACATCGTTATTTGTTTTATTTAATACATAAGCTGTGCCTTTTATACGTACGCCAATTATATCCATACTAACTATTTTACGATTCAAATTCTTTAAAATATCCTTATCTTCATCCTTATATGATGGAATATATGAATATTTATCCTTTGAAACTTTTCCAAATGTGATACAATTTGGATTATTATAAATTTCACAATCAATAGATGATTCTTTTACGGCATTTAATAATTGACCATTAATTTTTTCTTTTATTGTAGATATTTCAAATAAGGTTTCATCACTTGTCACGGGTCTTGGTTGTCCTTTATAGTTTACTAATTTGCTAGTATCTTTTAATTTTAATTCAATAGATAATTCTGAATCTATTTGTTTTTTCGTAAAAGTCATTAAATATAAGAAAACTTCAACGTTTCTCTCTTTTTCTGGTAAATCTTGATGGCTACAAATTCTTCGGGCACGCCCTATTACTTGTTCAATCCTAACAGGATGCCAATACGGTTCTGTTATATGAACATACCGTACATTTCGTAAAGAAATTCCTTCGGCGCCAGCAGAAGTAATCATGAAAGTTTTAATAATTTCACCATGTTTATTATTTAATTTTTTTTCTTGCTCTAATTGATTGACAATGCTCGTTGGTACTTTATCCCACGAATCATTAAAAATATTACGAATAATTTCTTTTTCTTCTGTGCTTTCAGTACCTGTGTATAATGTGAATGTAGGCGTACCTTTATCAGTGGGAACAACATACCACTCTTTTTCTTTATTTTTAGCTATTTTAAATTCAGCGAACCCATTGGCTTCTAAAATTAATTTTAAAATACCAATACCTTCAAGAGTGCGAAATTGAGAATAAATAAGATGGAGTCCATCTTTTTCTTGGAGATTATTTAAAATAGAGAGAAATTTGGGACTATATGATTTCAATCCTTCCTTAGATAAATGGGTTTCTGCATTTGTTTGTAAGGCTAATAATGCGCGTTCTTTTTGCTCAATATATGGATCAGCGTCACTTGTATTTTGTTCTTCGTCAAAATCTTTTTCAGGCATTGGTCTTTCTATCTCTCTTGGAAAAACGAAATTACAAAAAGCTCGGGAGAAGAGACGATATGTTGAAGCTCCGATATCAAAAACATTACTTCCTTTCATAGCGGCGCGTTTTTTATTTTTTGCACGAGATTTTTCTGTTTTTCTTTCTTTTTTTCTGGCTTCTTCATATATTGAAACTTGATATGTACTCATTGGAAGTTTAATAATATGAAAATCTTCTTCTTTGTTATACTTAGGTAAAAGTTGTTCTTGCGCGCTTCTGAAGTACGATGTAAGTCCTAAAATACGTCTTTTGAGTAATTCTTTATTTTGTATTATATCAGTGTTTTTTTTAATGAACATATTTTTGAAAGATGTCAATGTATCAGGTAATGCTGTGTAATTAATAATTTCTATTACTTTTTCACTTTTTTTAGATAATATTGAAATATCATGTTTCTTCAATAATGTTTCTAATTGTGTCAACATTTCATTATCTGACACATTTCCTTGTTCATTTAATTCAACGCCAGTATATTTTTCTTTATCATAGGTGCTTACAAAACCGAAAGGATTTCGTGTAATTGTTAATTTATTTGTTCTAGGGATATAATTTATAACATCCAATAAATTTAATTGTTTAACAATATTTTTAATGCGATCGGCTTCTTTTAATCCTTTTTTTTTTACCGGTTTTTTATCTATTATTAGTGTCATTGTATATGTGCGAATATATCCTCTTAACATATTAAATAAAATTCCCAATTCATTTGGATAATTTATAACCGGCGTCCCTGTTAAAAATATTAAACGGGCGTTTTTAGCATTTAATAAATATTTATATAATTTGATGGAAAGTGCTTTGTCATCATTAATTTTGTTTGCGATCATACTAACAAAATTATGTACTTCATCAATGATGATAACTTTATTATCAAAAGGATTTTTTTTTTTAAATTCTTTAAAATGACTATCGCGTAAACCGTTATAATTAATAAATTTATATTTGGTTTCAATCATAATTTTGATTTGTTTATTGAGTAAATTTTTTTCCTCGGCGGATAATGTTGTATAATTGGATGGCTTATTAGCGTTCACAAACATTAAACCATTTTGCTTTCCTAATTTCAATGATTTTAATTTACTTTCGGGTATTGAAAGAATGGTTCTCAAGGTATTGCTAAGTTTTTCGTCGTTTAAGGGGACAAATTCCCAATGTTGATTATATGTATATAATGCATCGCCACACTTTTGCAATTCGCTACGATAATTCATTTGAAGAGATGCGGGCGTTAATACAACAATTTGGCGATTAGATTTAAAACCTTCGGCTATGGCTATGGAAGAACATGTTTTTCCGGAACCTAATCCGTGATAAACTAATAATCCGCGATAAGGTGAATGAATATTCATGTAATCTTTAATAATTTTTTGATGTGTAAGGAGAGAAAAAGCGCCGTCCTTTTTATCGCAATTTACTTTTGAAGATTCTTTCTTTAAATCTTTGCGATAATTATTGAAAAAAGAAGTGATAGAATTAATAAATTTTTCACGATTATTTAAATAATAAGGCGATGCTTTAATTTTATAGGGTTTTGGCGGCGGCGGCATTCGTGCTTTTAAATTATCAGCGCCGATTTTCATACCATCATCAATATCAATAATTTCGTCTTTTTCTGTTTCATCTTTTGATTCATCTTCTGATTCATCCTCTGATTCTGATTCGGCTTCTTCTTTTTTTACACTAATAGTAAGTTTCTTCCTTTGTTTTTTAATTATTCGTTTCTTAGGTAATTCAGTAGGTATTGTTGGTATTTTTTTGGCTGTTCTTTGTTGTAATATTTTTTGCATGAAAGATTCGCGATTATATCCGGTATCCGTTGCATCAATAATTTTGGTTGTTGTAAAAATGGCTTGTACGATTTCTTTTTTGGGTTGAGGTTTAATTTGTAATTGTTCTAAAAGATCCATGTATAAAATAAGATGAGAAAATTTAGGTTATTGTTTAGATTTATATTATTTATGAATTATTATATATTTTTTGAAGTATACCTTGTTTAATTCTTTCATCATAACATTCTTTAATATATTCAACTCCTAATTCTTTAATTATGTAATATGAATCAACCCAATAGTATCCTTCAAGATGTTCAATATATTTGTTACTTTTATTATTAAATATATTTTCAAAATTTTTTATATTTTTATTATTTTTTTTATTAATTATTTTTATTATTTCATTCACAATATAAAAAAATATATAAATGGATGGATGATTATTTGTTAAAAATAATTTATATTTTTTATAATTATTTCTAATAAATGGTGTAATAGGAATAATTGTTAGATTAGTATTTTTCAAATAATATGTTTCAATATCTTTTGTATGTTTTTCACATTTATTAAATCTTTCTTTAAGTTTGAAATTTATTTGTTTATTATCGTATAATTCATAAATTTTTTTTAATGAATATTTTTTTTTTTTAAATTCTTTAATTATTTCATGACCACAAGGACTATCATAGCTGGGTAGAATGGGCCAAAAAGCACTTTGATACAACGATGGTATACCTATTTTTAAACATTCTTTCTTTAAATAATTAAAAATATTTACCTCTGAATTAATATCCGTTGAACATATACCATGTTCTTTTTTAGTAAATTGAAAAATAAATAAATCTGCTTTTTTTAATTTTTCAAATGGTAAATTTTTTGAATTATTAAAATATTTATAATGTTCAACATGGTGATATGTTCCTTTTATTTTTTTCTTTAAAAGTGTTATAATTGCATCAGCTTGACAATTTGAATAAACGACAATATTCATATTATAGAATATATTTTTTTCTTTAAATAATATTAATTCCATTTTTGCATGCACATTGTTCAGCTTTTTTTTTGATTTTATGACGACTCTCGCCCAAGAAAATTAAAACCTTACTATAGTGTTCAATATATGAATGAATACCGGCAAACGTTTTAAAATTGCTATAAGGAACAGAATCTAAATGATTTAAATCATGGTGTGTTTGCCCAAGACATAAATATACGCCCATATGATATCCTTCATCTTCATCATATGGTGATATTTCCATATATACAGGTGTTGTTTTGAATTCTTTTTGTAATTTAACTTGTAATATATTTTTATAATTATCGTCTTTTTGAAGCAACTGAATCCAATCAACATGCTTATCAAAAATAGTTTCAATGAAAATTTGTGCGATTTGAAAACCCGGACCTGTAACAAATACATTTTTGAACCAATTATGTTCATCATTAATATTAATTTTATTGAAATCAAGAAATAATGCACCTAAAAAAGCTTCGAAGAGACATCCTAATTTTTTTAAATTGGTTCTTGTTTTTTTTTCTTCAGCATTTTTTGAAATAATATACCATTTATTCAAACCAATATCATATGCAAATTTTCCAATAGATTCATTTTTAACTAAAGCAATTTTTTTTTCAGTCATGAAACCTTCATTTTCTTTAGGGAATCTTCTATAGAGATAATATTTGGTAATACATTCTAAAATTCCATCACCTAGAAATTCCAATCGTTCATTAGATTTTGTACGTAAAGGTAAACAATCGTTTGGTTTGTCAACAATTTGAATTTTGTTCGCTTCATTTTCAAGATGTGGTCTTTTAACATAAGATTTATGAATAAAAGCACGTCTATACAAATTAAAATTATGGATTCGCGATGGAACGCCATAATTTTTAAGAATACTTTCAACTTGTGATTGACTTATTTCTTTATTGTTTGGATTGAAGGGATCAAAAATAAGTTCTTCGTCATTTTTTGAAATATCTCCATCTTGTAAAAGTGTTTTTGTGTCCATATTATATATTTTTTCACAGACGGTTTATTACGTTTATGTTATATATTTAAAAATAATATGTTATGTTAAATAATGTTATTATTGACGATAAATGCATGTGTATTAATGAAATTTATTCATTTTTCCTTTAATGATTTAAAAAAACAGAGATTAACAAAAATGTTGGAAATTTTCAAAGAATACGATATTGTTTGCATACAAGAAGTTTGGGATTGTTTATGGGGTAGTATTGAATATTTTTATGAAAATTGTAGAAAAGAAGGGTGGTATGTTGCATATACCAAAATAGATGTATTAACAAGTACAGGTAATATTATTTTAAGTAAGAAGCCAATAAAAAAAACGGGTTGGATGGTATTTAAAAATTCGGGTGATTGGCAACGAATAATGGCGAATGGTATATTATATGCATTGATAGATGATATGTATATATTTACGACACATTTGCATAGTGATAGTTTCCCAAAAATATTAACCTGTCAAAAAATTAGAGAGAAGCAAATGATGGAAGTGTATGACTATATACATAAAATTAAAACAACAGATTCAAAATGGTTATTATGTGGGGATTTAAATATTTGCGTACAATCAGAATTGTATAAAAAAGTTATAAAAATGTTTGGAATGGAAAGTACGTTGAAATTATGTGGGTATCCAAATACATACAATCATTTATCATTTTTAGTTCCTTGGGGGTGGCAAAATGTAGAGAAATTTTTATGTATTGATCATATTTTTACAAATATGAAAATAGAAAAGTGTAAAGTTCTTTCAAATATTGATATTTCAGATCATTTTCCAATAATGTTACGCATAAAGGATTAAGTAGGAATACAACCATTAGAATAAAATTTATCTAGGTTTTTATAATAATTATACTTAATTAAATAATAATTTATTGAAACATAAGCAACGATAGAAGTAATAATATAACGTTTCATTTTAATATGAGATCATATTTTATTTTATTAATCAATTTTTTGTGAAAATATATAAAAATAAATAATTAATATTATTAAATGTTAAAAATTTATATTAATGATAAAAATATTGATTATCCACAATACGAATTTAAAATAATTAAATTAAATTTAAAATTTGAAACAATTGTTCATCTATATAAATATTTATTGAAAAATTATCCAAAAGATTTTGATAATTATATGTGTTATGAGTTTTATAAAATTGATGATATTAAAAATTTTAAATGGGAGTGGCACTATTTAAATACAATTCAACCGTTAATGCAGATAAGAGAAAATGAAAATATTGAAAATTTAACTGATATATACATACATTATCATCATTCACAACATAACGAAGATTCAATTATAAAAAGGATATTTGATAATGTTAAATGTACAAATAAAGTATTTGTGGATGTAGGATCAAAAAATGGTAAATTCATATCGAATGTGTACAATTTAATAAAACAAGATTGGTTTGGGCTTCTTATTGATCCAGAAGCGCCTGAAAGCGGGGACCCGAAGTCTCATAGTGGAGAAAAATTGAGATTTATTAAAACATATGCAACGCCTTCTAACTTTCAATCACTATTAGATTCAAATACTATTCCATTGGATTTTGATTTTCTTAATATTGATATTGATGGCAATGATATTCATGTGCTTGAATCAATATTAAATAAATATAAACCGAAATTAATATGTATTGAAGCAGATGCAAGAAACGATCATTATAAGAATGAACGTTTCTTTGAATATGATTTTAAAAATAATTTGTATAAACAGGCAAGTATTTTATCAATAATGAAGCGAATAAAAGATAAATATGATTTAGTATATAACAATGGTGGTAATTGTTTTTTTATTGAAAAATCTTGTAATAATTTAAAAAAAATGGAACGATCAGAAATAATAAATAATATTCAAAAAAATATAAAAAAAATTACAAGTGCGGAATCAAATATTACTACAAATGAAAAAGATAAAAATTCTCGTTTAAACCGATTGAATGAATATATTAAAAATGAATTTGAAGATTTTTATCCTTTCATTTTTCGTTATGAGTTGAATACAAATACTTAATTTCTTTGTGTTTTACAGTAAATACTTGATGAGAAAAGAAAAAAGATGTCGCCAAAAATAAAATAAAAAGTTAATATATAAATGGTAAAATGGAGAACCGCTCGCCGTTCTAGACGTAGACCTCGACGCCGTCGTCTCAAACGCAAGAAACGTCGCAGTCACAAAAAGCGTTATCGCACACGGAAATTTGGTAATTGGCGTTGTTACAAACGCATAAAACGTCGTCGTCGTACAAGACGTCGTTAAACAATTTAAAAACATTTTTAATCTATTTTAAATATGAATATTAAAATAGATGTTCGGGAAAAAGATATCATTAAGTTAATTAAACCACTTCAGATTGATTTAGGTTTAAAATTTAATATTGAAATTCTAACATTACCTTTGGGTGATATTATTATTGAACATGAAAAAGATGAATTGCTAATCATAGAGAGAAAAAAGCTTACGGATTTAGCGGCGAGTATAAAAGATGGAAGATATGTGGAGCAGTCATATAGATTAAGTGGGTGTGAACATCCAAACCACCATATAATTTTTTTGGTGGAAGGTGAAATGGAAAAATATAAACAGAAATATACGAGAATTCCGAAGAAGACTTTATATTCAGCTATGTTTTGCTTGAATTATTACGAAGGGTTTTCATTAATGCGGACAGCAAATACAATAGAGACGGTGGAATATATTTTGAGAATGGCAGATAAAATGAATAGAGAAAAATCAAAATATGGATATTGTCATAAAAAATACGAGAAAAAGGAACAGGTATATAGCGATGTTGTGAAAAAGGTAAAAAAATTAAATATAACGCCAAAAAACATAGGTGAAATAATGCTATGTCAAATACCGGGAATAAGTGTTCAAACGGCGAAAGCGATAATGGCGCAACAAAAAACAATTAGTGATTTAATAATAAATTTGAGAGAAAATAAGGGTTGCTTGAGAGAAATTACTTATAAAACGAAAACGAATAAAGTCCGCCATATTTCAAAAACAAGTATTAAAAATTTAATTCAATATTTGTTAAAAGAGGAAGTGTTGAATATAAATGTGGACATTTAATTTGTTATAATAATATATATGTTACCAAAAAATTTATTTGCTATAAAAGACGATAAATTTTATTATTTAGCGTATTTTATTTTAATCGTTGTTTTATTATATGCATTAAATGAATTGATTGTTTTTAGAAAAAAAACAATTAGTGGCTTCCGCGAAGGATTAAAAAATAATTCGGAATTGTCCAAAACATCAACGGATAAAGAGAAAGAATTAAAATCATTAATAACACAATCAGATACATTAAAATCTAAATTAGAGATAAATATTTATGGTAAAGCAACCGACAATAGGTCTCAACCACTTTATACGGATATTTTGGAAGAAATGGAAGATATGTTAGAATTAAAACAATTATTTAGTATTATGGAGTTTCAAACAACAGCAAGAACGGATGAAGATTTAATAAAATTAGGAGAAAAATTAAATCTTTTTAAAAAAATAAGAGAAGCGTGTATTGATTCGCGGGATTTTTTAACCAGTGATAGATATAATCAATAATATTATTCTAACACATCGTGACCCGAGTGTTCAGCCGCAAAGGTTGTTGAATCATATGTAGAATCACCACCTGGACCACTAATACCAGATGCCCATTTTCTACCATATGTTCCTTTATATTCGCCATCTTCGTCAATACTAGATGAACTAGTATAAAGACTATCGTATTTTGGAGATTTTGTTTCTTGTATCTTGTAATCTTCGCGTGATGGTACTGTTATACGTGTATTTTTAGGTCTTAATTTTTCTAAACATGTCCATTTTCCAATATTTTGATTATCGGGATCAAATCCGGGGAACGAATTTTTATTAAATTCGCCGCGTTTACTAGCATCAACTAATTTGTCACATGGTACTTCTTTGCCAGAAATATTATTAATTAAATGTGTTGGTATATTACTAGGGAGACCGGCATTTGGATTTAAAGGGTCGGGAAGAATACGAAAGCCTGGTTCATTTTGTGTATTATAACCTTCTTGTAAATAAAGAACGGGACAGAAAACACCCGTATTTTTTTGCCATTCTAAATATTCAACATATTCTTCTAAATTGTCAAATTGTATTGGATTAATTCCCGGAACTTCAACTTTGTTTGTATTAATTAAAAATAATTTTTGTCCTTTTTGTACTAATAAATTTGGACAATCAGTAAATGAATTAGATTTATTTTCAAACTTTTCAATATTAGGATTAACGCAAAAATATAGTCCAACAATAAAAAGAAATACAATTATTAAAATACTATTCATATATTATAATAAATTATAAAAAATTCTTATTATAATATAAATGATAATATTGGACATTAAAAATGAAAGGGAAAAAAAGAAAATAAAATTATTTAATGATAATATTAAAAAAATGCCGTCTATTGTTGAATTTTATGCATCATGGTGTGGTCATTGTAAAGAATTAAAACCAATTTGGAAAAAAATGGTTAATATTCTTAAAAAGAAATATAAAGGGGAGTGCATGATTGTTCAAGTAGAAGAAAACGCAATACCTCACATAAAATGTAAAAAAAATATTGTTGGATACCCCACAATAGCATTTTATAAAAATAATAAAAAACTAGTTAATTACAATGAAAAAGATAGATCGTTAAAATCATTGTTAAAATTTATAAAATCAAAAGTAAAATTGGAAAATAAAAAACAAACAAAAAAACAAACAAACAAACAAACAAAGAAAAGAAAATATAATGTTATTAAAATTGCTAAACAATTACGCAAAAAAAACGAGACCATGAAACGTGCTATTTCAAGAGCAAAATTAATAATTAAATATTCTCCGGAATATAATCCAGAAAAATGGAATAGAAATGCTAAAATTAAATGGAGTCATAATTGCTATGCTTATATGTTGGATAAGATTGATAAAAAAAATATAAAATTATGTAAACCACCTAAATGTATGGATTTAAAACCTCAACCAGGGTATGCGTACGGAATGAAAAAATTAAAAAAGAAAAAGGTTTCATGTAAAATGATTCAAAATAGAATGTATAAAGATAATCCAGCAATAAAATTAACCAAAAATGATTGCCCGCCGAAATATTATATGGGTGCTTTAGCTGTAGATCCGAATAAAGATTATCATTATTATCGTCGTGATAAAGATGGGTTTTGGAGTCATAAAGACGATGTTTTACGTGCGACGAATTTAGATTCTGAAGGTAAGAGATTTTTAAATCCTAAAAATATAAAGAGAGAAAATGATCGTTTTAAATTGAAATATAAGGATTTTTGTGGATATTATTGTATACCAAAAAATAGAACCAGAAAGAAGATGAGGGGTTGGAGACGTCGTAAAAAATTAACTAAACGTGCTGGCAAAAAATCTCAAAAACGACAATAATATATTTTTTATTAAATAAAAAAATTCTTTCAATACTTTTTAAAAATTGTGTTTTTTTTGTTGCAGAACTGTAGTATTTAGGTCTAAGTTTTTTTGATTTTGGTAATTGTTGTAAAACGAAAGTAAATTTTCGTTTCCAATAATTTTGTCCTAATTGATAATTTTTAATGATTCTCCATAGTTCCTCAGGAAACCACATTATATATTTACATATTATTTATGTGTTTATATAATATTTTTTCTATTGGTGTCATAGGTTCCCATTTTTCCCATTTTAAATGAATATTTGAATATAATGCACAAAGACCACATGTACATTCACTTAAAGCAAATTCTTCTTCCTCTTCTTCTTCTTCTGCAACATAATCTTCTTCATCATCAGATGAATATTCATCTAAAATTTTTGTAATTTCATTTGTTTTCTGTATAACATCAGGTCTTTTTGTAAAAAGGAATACTTCTAACATTAACCCCCTTTTAACATCTTCAACCGTAACTTGTGTCCGATTTGAATGTTTAATATATATACAGGCATTGCGAAGAGCATTTTCAGTAAATAAAGTTATAAGTGAGACCATTTGTTTTTGATGTGTGTTTAATGTAGTTGGTTCACATAAATCAAAGCCAGTTTTCATTATTGGTATATTTGATGACATTATATAAATAAAAAATATATTAATAATTTTAATTCAATTTTAAAATCGTTTATCTAATTTATTTTTCGTTATTATTCCTTGTTGACATGACACAATACCATAAAAGTATATAATTTAAAAGTGGTAAAGGTATATTATAAAACGGTGTGATAATATAAGTACAAAATGTGTAGATAATGGCGCATATAAATAAAATTTTATGTATTATAATGCTTATTGGTTTGTTATATTCTTTAATTTCATTAAAAAGATAAATAAAACAAATAGTACAGAAAATTTTTGTAAAAATAAAATACATTTGTTAAAAGTGAACAATGAATACGTTCTTTCAATTTTTTTTTAATTTAAATATAACATATAATGTCTGAACAAAAAGAAGAAAAAGGAATAATGGGATTTAATTTTGATATGGAAAATATTAGTTCGCAATATAAAATTGCCGGAGTTGGTATAATTTTAGCTTTTATGGCTTTAGTAGTTTATTTTATAAAAAGATTTAGTAAAAATATACCTTTTTTCTATGATAATGAGGACGTGACATCAGGGAATTACCTTGCTTTATCAGAGATATTTAAAAAAATATTTTCATCATTGAAAGGTGGTTTAAAAAAGAAAGAAACTACAAGTGAGGAAAAAGCAGATTAGATTATTATTAATTTATAATTGATAAATCAATAATAAAATTGAATTAAACTTAAAAAAATGAAATAATGTAAAATGGAGTTTCGTTTAATAGATTTTCATATTTATGATGAAACGACTTCAATTAATTCAGATGATGAAAATTTAGAAAAGTTTATTATTCAGATGTTTGGGAAAGATGAAAAAGGGAATACATATTCAGTATTTGTTGAAAATTTTAAACCATTCTTTTATGTGAAGGTTGGGAAAAGATGGACAGAATCGGTTAAAAGAAATTTTATTAGAGAAATTAAAAGGAAAAAGGGTAATGATACGATATATGCGGCAACATTAATAAAACGAAATAAATTATATGGTTTTGATGGTGGTGAAAAACATCAATTTATTAAAATAGAATTTAATAATTATAAAGCATTTCGTAAGGTTTCAAAATTATGGTATCATATGAAAAATGATGAGTCTAGTTCATGGGGAAAGAGGTATGTATTAAATAAAACTGGTTATTATTATCGTGGGGAAAATACTAGAATTTATGAATCAAAAATTCCTCCTCTGTTGCGATATTTTCATATTCAAAATATTAGTCCAAGTGGTTGGATACGTTTGCCAAAAAATAAAATAACTGAATATGAAGAAAAAATAACTATTAGTGACATTGAATGTTGCATTGATATGAATGATATTATATCATTACCGAAGAAAGAAACACCGGTTCCTATAAAAATTTGTAATTTTGATATAGAAGCAAGTAGTAGTCATGGAGATTTTCCTTTGGCTAAGAAAACATATGAAAAACTAGCAGTGGATATTATTTCATATTGGGAAGAATACGAAATAGAAAACCCTGAACAATTGTTAACAGATATAATAATGACAGCATTTGGTTATGATAATATGGAAAATGTGAATAGAGTATATCCAAAAAGACAACCAACAAAAATAGAATTAAATAAGTGTATAATTCGTTTATTGGGGCAAAGTTATCATTCTGAACGATCAAAAATTTGGGAAAAAAAAGAAAAAAAAAGGAACAATATTATAAATTTTTTAGAAAATAAAACAATATCGCGCAGTGATAAATTGGATGAAATAAAAAAAATGTTAAAAAAATTTCCTTCTTTAAAGGGTGATATGGTAACTTTTATTGGTTCATCATTTATTAAAAATGGTGAGAAGGAGCCATATTTAAATCACTGTATTGTGTTGGGTGATTGTGCATCAAGAGAAAATATAGAAATGGAATGTTATGAGACGGAACGTGAATGTTTGTTGGCTTGGCAGAGATTAATACAAAGAGAAAATCCGGATATTGTTGCGGGATATAATATATGTGGTTTTGATTATAGTTTTATGATAGGTCGTTCGGAGGAGACAAATTGTAAAAATGATTTTTTAAAAATGTCAAGAAACGTGGATGAAATATGTTCGGTTAAAAAATCAAGTATAAAAATAGCTAGTGGTGTACATGAATTAGAATATATTGAAATGAAAGGTAGAATACCTTTAGATTTATATAATTATTTTAGACGTGAATATAATTTGTCATCATATAAATTAGATAATGTTGCGTCATATTTTATTAGTGATACGGTGAAAGATTATGAAGTTATGAAAGAGGAAACAAAAATATATAGTAATAATTTGATGGGATTAAAAAGTGGAAATTACATTTGTTTTGAGATAACGGGATATTCATCAGAGAAATATAAAAATGGAAAGAAATTTCAAGTGAAAGAAGTTGGAGATAAATGGTTTATCATAAAAGGAAAAGCAGAACCAGATAAGACAAAATATATAAAGTGGTGTTTGGCGAAGGATGATGTTACACCTCATGATATATTCCGTTTATCGAACGGTACAAAGGAAGATAAAGCAATAGTTATGGTGTATTGTATTATGGATTGTAAATTATGTGGAATATTATTAAATAAGATAGATATTTTGACAGGATTTGTTGAAATAGCAAGTATTTGTTCAATTCCTATAAGTTATGTTGTATTGCGTGGACAAGGTATAAAATTATTAAGTTTTATAGGAAAAAAATGTAGAGAAAAAGAAACATTACTTCCAGATATTGAAAAAGGAAATATGAATTCGTGGTATGAAGGCGCCATATGTTTAGATCCGAAATGTGATTTATATTTAGAAGATCCTGTGGCATGTGTTGATTATAGTTCTTTATATCCTAGTTCAATGATAAGTGAAAATATTTCACATGATAGTAAAGTATTAACAAAGATATATGATTTGAAAGGAAATTTATTAAGCGAAGAGGGTAATAGAGAATATGATAATTTGGATGGTTATAAGTATGTAAATATTGAATTTGATACTTATGAACGTATTCGTAAGAAAGTTAGTTCGGCGGAAGAAAAAATAAAAACGGGTAAAAAGGTATGTAGATATGCACAATATCCAAATAATAAAAAGGCGATTATGCCTTCAATATTGGAAGAATTATTAAGTGCGAGAAAAGCGACAAGAACATTAATAAAATATAAGACGGTGACATTGAATAATGATAGACAAATTTCAGGATTATTAAAAAAAACGGAAAAGTATCATATAATAAATGATAAAGGGAAAACAGAGAAAGTTAAAAATGAAATGGTTAAAAGTGTAAAAGATACATATAATGATTTTATGAAAAATATATTTGATAAAAGACAGCAGGGATTTAAAATTACGGCAAATTCCTTATATGGCGGGTGTGGTGCAAAAACGAGTGCTTTTTACGATCCTGACATTGCGGCATCAACAACAGCGGTAGGTAGAAAGTTATTATTATATGCGAAGAGAGTAATTGAAGAAATATATAAAAATCGTATATGTAAGACATTAAAATATGGCGAAGTTAAAACGAAAGCGGATTGTATATATGGTGATACAGATTCATGTTTCTTTACATTTAATTTAGAGGATTTATCGGGTAATAAAATTAAAGGAAAGAAGGCGTTGGAGATAACGATAGAATTGGCACAAGAAGTTGGTGAATTGGCGACAAAGATGTTAAAAAGTCCGCATGATTTGGAATATGAAAAAACATTTTTGCCATTTGCTTTATTATCAAAAAAGAGATATGTTGGAATGTTATATGAATTTGATCCGAATAAATGTAAAAGAAAAAGTATGGGAATTGTGTTAAAAAGGCGAGATAATGCGCCGATAGTGAAAGATATATATGGTGGAATAATAGATATTTTAATGAAGAAGCAAAATGTGAATGAAGCGGTAGATTTTGCGAAAGAATGTATTAATAAAATGATTGATGGTAAATATTCATTAGAAAAATTAATAATTACGAAATCATTAAGAGGATTTTATAAAAATCCAAAGCAAATAGCACATAAGGTGTTAGCCGATAGGATGGGTAAAAGAGATCCAGGAAATAAACCATCAACGGGAACGAGGATACCATTTATTTATATTCAAACGAAAGGTAAAAAGAAATTGCAAGGCGAAAGAATAGAAACGCCTACATTTATTAAAAAGAATAAATTAAAGCCGGATTATTTGCATTATATAACGAATCAAATTTTGAAACCAATCTTACAAATATTTGCATTACCATGTGTAATGAATAATATTCCAAGTTTTAAAAGGAAAAAAAGACAATTTGAGATAAAGATGGAATATTTAAGACAGAATTTGTCATATGATAAATTTGTGAAGAAGAAAATGCAATTGAAAAACGAGGAAGTTAAAGAAATTATATTTAGTGAATGTTTACGAAGAGCGATAAATCTTAAAAATGGTAATAGATCTATACAATCATTTTTCAATAATTAAAAGAAAAAGAAATTTGATTGTTTGAGGGGTCCACGGAATTAAATAAAGTATTTAAAATATTATTTGACGGGTCATTTAAGGTTGAGGTAATATTTGTAAATAAGTTATTAAAATTAATTGGCGTTGTGGCAAGATTATTTGGATTACTAGGATTATTTGGATTACTAGGAACGCTTGGAGTACTAGGAACGCTTGGAGTACTAGGAACGCTTGGAGTACTTGGATAATTTGAATTTTCACGAATATTATGTCTACAAACAGGGCATAATGAACTGGTACGAAACCATTCTAATAAACTATTGTGTTTAAAAATATGCCCACAATGTCGTATTCGTATAATTGTATCATTATCTTCAAAATTTTCCATTGAAACGGGACATATTGTTTGATTTGAAGAAATATCGCGAAATAAAATTAATTCTGTTGCATTTGTAATTTGTGGGGCAGTTGGTATAATGGGAATGGGTGAAAAGAAATCGTCAACGGGTATATTTTGAAATAAGCTAATTGCCGCATTGCGAATTGTTGTATTAATCGGCGTTGTCATTGTTACGGTTTGCTGTCCCGTTGCATTATTTGTTGCTCTAGTTCTGGTATTTGTTGCTCTAGTTGTTCTCGTTGCGGTATTACCATGCGTTGTATTTCTAACAAGAGGTGGTAAAGAAAATGATGTAGAAATATAATTTTGAGGCAAAGATAAAGGCGGTAGCGGCGGCGGCGGTGGTGGTGGTGGTGGTGGTGGATAAATGGGTGGTGATGGAGATAAGAAGGTAGATCGTGAAGTAGTTCGTGCATTTCTGGAAGTAGTTGGTCTATTACTTCTTCTTCTTCTTACACTGGTTGTTACAATGTTTCTTTCATAATATCTATTTAAAACTCTTTCGGTTTGTTCATTAATACTAACAAATAAATTTAAAATATTTTCAATAGCATTCATTTGATTTCTTTGAAATGAAATATAATTTGATAAAATGTAATAATCCTGATTCATATAAATTATATTTAAAAAAAATGTTTAAATATTAAAAACAAATAAATAATATGTATAGTCAACAAATGAAAATATTTAGTAAATATAAGCAAAAGGGTTTAACTGGTTTAGCAAATCTTGGAAATACTTGTTTTATGAATTCGGCATTACAATGTTTATCGCATACGTATGAATTAAATAATTTTTTGGATGTGGGAGATTATAAACAAAACATAAATGATAAACCGGAGTCATTAATATTATTAGAATGGGATACGTTGCGTAAATTAATGTGGAGTGAAAATTGTACTATTTCGCCTGGTGGATTTTTAATGGCGATTCAGAAAGTAGCAAAAATAAAAGATAAACAAATATTTACGGGTTTTGCACAAAATGATTTAACAGAATTTATAATATTTGTTATAGATAGTTTTCATACTGCAATTTTAAGGGAGGTAGAAATGACAATAAAAGGTAATGTAGAAACACGAAAAGATAAATTGGCTGAAAAATGTTTTAAAATGATGAAAAAAATGTATAAAAAGGAGTATTCAGAATTTTTAAATATGTTTTATGGTATTCATGTTTCAGAAATATATACAGAAACGAAAGAGATAATTACAACAACACCTGAGCCTTTTTTTATGTTGCAATTACCAATTCCCGAAGGGAAGAGAATACCCTCATTATATGATTGTTTTGATGAATATACAAAAAATGAAATTTTAGATGGTGATAATATGTATTTTAATGAAAAAATGAATAAAAAACATATTGCTATTAAAAAAATTCAATTTTGGAATTTACCAGATATTTTAGTTATTTTATTAAAAAGATTTTCTAATGACATTAAAAAAAATAAGAAGAAGGTAGATTTTCCTCTTGATGAATTAGATTTATCAAAATATGTTGTTGGATATAATAATAATACATATAAATATAATCTTTATGGTATTTGTAATCATGGTGGTTCGGTATTTGGTGGTCATTATACTTCATTTATTAAAAATGCAAACGATAAATGGTATCATTTTAATGATACAATTATAACCGAGGTTACAAATAAAGATAAAGTAAAAACGGATAAAGCATATTGCTTTTTCTATCGTAAAAAAAAAAATCAATGATTACATATATATAGAATGAATGTTGAAGTTTCTCCAACAAATGAAAATTTTCCAAATATGTATAATTCGATGACGAATATGTTTACACATGCAAATCCGATTGTTTTGACAATAATTACTGTTGTATTAATTTTATTTTTTGTAATGTTTCATTATTTAGGTATTTCTCCATATAAGATGGTTGATACAGAAACGCCAAAAAGCACGGGAATACGAATTATAGAAACAGTCATGTGGGGTTTGTTGATATTTTTAATATTAATTAATGGTTTACAATATATTTTTAAATTGGATATTAAAACAGCATTACATGATATTATGTCTGAAGAACCAAAATTAGAATTAACAATTAAAGGTGAACAGAAAGATTTAATTCCGGATAAAAAGGCGATTCGTATTAAAAAGCAAGTATTCCATATTCCGGATAATAAATTTTCATATAAAGATGCAAAGGCTGTTTGCAAAGCTTATGATGCTAGATTGGCGACACAACATGAAATAGATGCTGCATATAGAGATGGTGCTGAATGGTGTTCATATGGTTGGTCGGAAGATCAAATGGCGTTATTTCCCACGCAAGAATCAACTTGGTTTAAATTAAAAAAAATAAAGGGTCATGAGAATGACTGCGGTAGACCGGGAATAAATGGTGGTTTTATTGGTGATGGAAAAATAAAATTTGGCGTTAATTGTTTTGGATATAAACCAGATATGAATACAGAAAGTCGTCGCCTAATGAGAGACCATTCTCCGTATCCTAGGACGAAAGAAGATAAGGATTTAGAAAAACGAGTAGCTAATTTCAAGAAAAAAATGAAAAAAGTTCCGATATCATCATTTAACCAGCATAAATGGAGTCAAATATAATTATAATAAATTGTATATTAATTATAATTATTTATAATTTTTCTTTGTTTTATTTTTAATTTTATTTTTTTTAGAATTTAATTTTTCAAGAAATTTTGAATGTAAATTTTCAGAAATTACGCCACCTTCAATGGTTTTATATTGTTTATTATTTTTTTTTTCTTTTGTGATAAGTCCTAAAGGTAAAAAATTTCCTCCTCCAATTTGAATAATCATTTATATATTAATCGTATGTTTTTGTTTTCCAATTAAAAATGCGTTTTTTGACAGGTATAAATTGTTTTTTTGTTTGTTTTGATTTGTTTTTTTCATGTTCAATTAAAGAATTAGCCAAGGATGGGTTATCTTCAAAAATATCTAAATTATATTCTTTTTTAATATTGTTAAAAACAATAGAAGATAGTTCGGCGGCGGCAATCTTATTATTATCAAAGCGAAAAATCGTAGAATATTCTAATTGATTATAATAATGAAGATCAGTATAAAAATTAGAAATTTCTTTTCCAGCAGTATCTAAATATTTCTGTATATAATCATTCTCAATTAATTTTTTTGTTGGTTCAAAATTTAAAAAATGAAAAAGTGAAAATTGTTTTTTTATTTTTTGAAATTTTGATTTTCTTATTAGTTCATCTTCTTCTTCCAAAGATATTTCATTTTCGTTATCAGATATCATTGTGAGCTATTATCGGAATATTTATATATAAATGTTGCAATTTCATTTTTAAATGATTTTGTTTTATCATTATCAATTATATATCCGTTATCGTGTAATATATTTAAAATAGTATTATGAAAATATATAATGAATTCTTTATTGGTAACGGTTTTATTATCTTGATCTTTATAAATTCCATTTTCATTTTCTATTTTCATTTGGAGCCATTGATGGAAAGTTTTTTTAGGATTTTGTCGCAGATGTAAGTGTGCCATGATAATAATTGTTGTTAAAAATCATTTAATTTGTTTTATTATAATATCTTTTGATATCGGGGACATACCGAACATCGCGATTTTCCTTAATATATTTTATAATTTGTTCTACTTGTTTTTCACCTTGGATACATTGTTTTAAACATTTTTCTAAAAATTTGAATGTTAGTGGAGTGGTAACGCGGGTATTATTAAATTTTAATCTACCATCAGAAATATTAATTGTCGCACAATTTAAATTATTTTCATCCACAAAATTTAAAATTTTATGTGAAATATTATTACGATTCTCTTTTAAATTTTTAATTTTTTCTTGGTATAATTTAACTTGATTATCTATTGTAACCCACTGTTTAATATCATCTTCTAATTCCATTTTATATTATAAATTATTTTTATATTATAAAATTATTTAAAAAATGCGGCGACGGCGGCGGCGGGTAGATTTTTTCTTTTTGCTTCTTACGACTTGTGATAATTTAAAGAAAGTGAATGGGATGATTAAATCATTAACAGCGCCTAAAGCGGTTTCTATAAGACCACCTCCTTTCTTTTGTTGACGGCGTTTTTTGTTGCGGCGGCCTCCACCACGAAGTGAACGAAGGCGTCCCCAACGTGATGCGGAACGAGGGCGGGTACGGCGACGATTTACGGTTCTGCGGCAATGTTTTTTGCGCCGACGATGTCTCGTCATGCGGCATTTTTTTTTTGATTTGCAAGTTCTGCGCACTAAACCGATACATTTGGATCTTCTACGTGAACGATGTTTTGGCATTATGTATTATACAAAGATTTTATCTGATAATGGTGGTATATTATACAGGAAAAATAATAATATTGTTAACATGATAATATTAATTTTGTAATGTAAAATTTTATTTATGAAGTTTTTTTATTACGCAATAATAAAATAAAAATTCCTAAAATTAATAAAAATCCAATAATGACAAAAATCATTGAAAGAAAAATGTAAGGATATAATTCCTTAATTATAATATTAATTGTTGGCCATAAAATATTTTTAATTTCAGTTTTAACGTCAGATCTTTTTAATAATAACAAACATTCCTTAATAAAAGTATCCTTCATTGACATTATTATAATATTTATTGCGTGATTTTTTTCACTAAATTTTCTTTATTTGATTTAATGGATAATGTTCATTATAAAACGGATAAATCTTTCCCTTTTGAAAAAATAACACTTATGACACCGCGATCTATGCAAGGTGGGGCTTTTTTTTCTAAAATATTATTAGAAAATGGTATTCCATTATTATTTCAAACACCTAAATGTTTAACGAAAAATGGAATTATTAAAACAGGTAAAAAAACGTATTGTGATTTGAAATTAGATGAAACACATGAAATGTTTATTCAATGGTTTCAAACATTTGAAAAAAAATTACATGCATTAATATTTGAAAAAAAAGATCAATGGTTTCATAATGATATGACTTTAGATGATATTGAATATTTATTTAATTCATGTATACGCACATATAAAACAAAAAATTTTTTAATACGGTGTTTTGTAAAGCAGCCAAAGTATATTAAAAGTAAAAACAATTTACAGATTTATGATGAAGAGGAAAATTTATTACAATTAGAAGATATTACAAATGAAAAAAAAATAATTAGTATAATTGAAGTTTTAGGAATAAAATTTACAAATGGTGGTGCTAGTTTTCATTTAGAATTATGCATGCGACAATTAATGGCATTTAGCAATAAACCAATTTTTCAAAAATGTCTAATTCATTTTGACAATCATTTAGAAAAAAATAGAGAAAAAGAGAAAAGCATTGAAGAAGAAACAATAGAAAATGAGGAAGATATTAAAGATGAAAAGGATGAACAACAGGAAGAAGGCGAAATAGAGGAACCGGAACAAAAAAAAGAAGAGGCGATAGAAGTGTATAAGGATAATAAAGAAACAAAGACCAATGATATAAAAAAAGAAGAGGAAGCATTAGTAGAAATAAAAAAAGAATTACCAAATGAGAAAAAAAATACTTCATTGCCAAAATTAGTAAGTAAAGATTCTTTAGACGATTTAAATGAAGTTATATTAAAAATTGATGAAAAAGAAAAAACAATGTCTTTAAAAAAACCAAAAGACGTTTATTATAAAATGTGGAAAGATGCCAGAAAAAGAGCAAAAGAAGCGAAACAATTAGCAATACAAGCATATTTAGAAGCAAAAAAAATTAAAAATACTTATTTATTAGATGAAATGATTGAATCTGATGATGATGATTTAGATAATTTATCTGAAAGTGAAGAATTAAAATAATTAAGGAAAAAAATATTTTATCATTCATTTTATATAATGAAGTTAATGAAGTTACCAAAATATTTTAAAAAAGTAACTTGTGAAACCGTTCTAATTGGAGCAGCCCTTCTTGTTTTATTGTATTCTATTTATAAATATTCACAAGATAAAACCTTATTTTCTGAAGGAAATCAGGGTGGCGCGACTGGACAAGTAAATTCGGTTAAAACAAGTGGGAATGGTTTAGCATCTAATGGCGGTGCCAAAGCGGCGAAACCTTTGGGACAAAATAGCGCCCCTGCGTCAACAAAAGCGGCGACAAGTCTTCATGGTTTACCTCCTAGCTGTATTAAACAAGGTGTTGTTGATCCAAAAGAGTTACTTCCAAAAGACAAAAATTCTGCATGGGCAAAATTAAATCCTATGGGAGGCGGTGATTTAAAAGGTATGAATTTATTGAATGCGGGATACCATCAAGGCATTGACACTGTTGGACAAAGCCTTCGTAACGCTAACTTACAATTACGTTCTGAACCACCGAACCCACAAATGAAAGTGGGGCCATGGAATCAATCAACAATAGAACCGGATCTTTCACGCCGTCCGTTAAATCTTGGGGCTCCGAGTAATTTAAGAAAATAAATATTAAATGATACATTCCAATTTAATATTTATAATCATATTTATTTAGCAAATTTGTTTTGCTTATTATTATATAAATGAAGTCAAATGATATTTTTGGTTTAATATTATTATTTTTTGTAATAATTATGATTGTGAAAATTTATTATGAATCAGATTATTTTCAATTAAAATGTATTATTTCAACTGTTGATGGAAATAAATATTGTGTAAGAGAAAGGAATAAATTACAATTGGCCGCTGATTTATTAGCTGAAACAACTGTTAATATGAAAATATTGGTAACACATATGATTAAAACATTCCCCGATAGAGATAATATTAAACGTTTACAAGCGAATTTTAATCCAAAAGTAATTGTGGAAACATTACCAACAAGTGAATTTACAGCATATTCAGAAAATAAGGGAGAAAAATTAGCTTTTTGTGTAACAACAACGAAAAAAGGTAATAAATTAATAGATAAAAATACATTGATGTTTGTGGCGATGCATGAATTGGCTCATTGTATGACTCTTTCTATTGGACATAAACCAGAATTTTGGCAAAATTTTAAATTTCTTATTAAAAATGCTGCTAAAATAAATATTTATACACCTATTAATTATAAAAAAGATCCACAACAATACTGTGGAATGTCGATTACCGATAATCCATTGTTTGATCTTTAAATTTTATAAATTTCATATCTATAATCAATGCCATTTTCATTTAAATTATCTGAATAATCTATTAATTTAAATTTACTTGGTATATTAGGAAAAAAGGTATCACATTGATAATTTTTAAATATACGTGTTACATATAATTCATCAATATCATTAATAAAACTTTTATATACTGATTCTCCGCCTATAATCCATATTTCATCATATTTTTTTTTCTGACAATGTATTTTTAATGAATTAATATTATTAAAAATATTATTATTTTGTAATTTTTCACTTAATATTAAATTATCTCTTTTAGGCAAACGATTATAAAAATCTTTTTTATAAGGTATACTTTTAAATGTGCTTGACCCCATTATTACAGCATTATTACCTTTACCAATTGTTATATTTTTAAAATATTTCAAATCAGATTTTAATTTCCATGGTATTGTATTTTTAAACCCAATGCCACGATTATTACAAAATGCAACAATCATTTTCATTATGAATTTAATATCTAAGAAATATTTATATGTTTAAAATTTGTTATATGAAAAATGGAGATTTAGAACATACTTATATTTTCAATGGTGAAGAAAATCGTTCGGAAGATAGTGTAACATATTTTTCAACAAAAATTTTTATGGATGATTCAATTGAAGATATTAAAAAAAAAATGATGAAAAACATTGATATTGTAAATGTATTTGAAGAAATATATTTATTTGGAAAAATTAAAAAGAAAATTATTCCAACGGTTCTTTTTAAACAATTAACCCAAAATCAAAAAATAGAATTAACAAAAGATAAATTACAATCATATGTAAAAAATTTTGATGAAATAATACCATTGCCAGAGAAAGATATATATAATCAGAATGATTTAATGATTTTTGATAAAAAATTATATATTCAAACAATTCCTATAGGACAAAAATTTGTTATTTATAAAACATATCCATTTATTAGCGATCCATATAAAATAGAAAATTCTGATAAAATTTTAGAAGATCATGGTGAAGACATTGTAACTACACAAAATAAAAATTTATTATTTGAATATGGTCAGTTAGAAGATAATATTATTTATTTTTGTTTAGCATCTGATGTATTGGGTGAAAAGAAAGAAAATATTACAGAAAATTTTTTAATTAAAACTTTCTTTCCTTTTCTTTATGAGAAAAAAATAATATCAAGCGCCTTATTAAAAGAAAAAAGATATGAACTTGAACATGAAATGAAAGAACAAATAGATGAGTCTTTTAAATATTATAACGATGTTATTCATTTGTTTCACGACTTATACGAGAACCCTTTAAAATTGGAAATGACAGGTATTCAAAGTATGTCCTTTACAATACATCCAATAAATAATAGAAAATATCAAATTGATTTATTTTTAAAATTAATTCAAACAAGTGAATCATTGCCCTTTATAAAATATAACCCCGGACATAGAAAGGAAAACATTTATAGATTATATACAAATACAATTTCAACAAATGGTAAAAAAATACCATATTTACCAAAACAAAAAATTATAAAATTAAAACAAGAAATCGCAACACAAAAAAAAATTGGTATTTATATTCCAATAAAAGAAGAAGATTTTTTTGAAATTTTTTGCGAATTATCAGAAAATGGTAATATTACAATTACAATGAATAATTTACCAAAATTATATTCAATAGAATTTTTAGAAAAAATGATTATTGAAAAAGTTAATCCAATTTTACATAATTTGGATGATTTTTTATCACAAAATGGAAGTTCATATACTATTTTTGAATCTTTTAATAATAATAATATTGAAATTCATAAAATAACATATAAAATGTCTATAAATATAAAAAAAAAAATTAATATATCAAAATATAGATCTTGCTTTTCTACTGTTTTTAATATAATTAATGATGATTTTGATAAAGGAATTATTCTCCAATATAAAAAGGTATCAAATTTTCATTCAATGAATAGTCAAGAAAAATTAATTTCAGATTTATTAAATCAAGGAAAAAAACAGATTCAAATTATTGATGAATTGATGGGTAATTTTAGTTTAGAAAAAGACAAAGCAAATGAAAAATTTATTGAATTTCTTGATAACTTTCAAATACAAAGAGATTTATTTGAAAATAAAAAAATTAGTGTTCAAAGTAATCCTGGTTTTGTTATTAATTTGCAATTAAATAAATTTACAAAATCAAGAGATGGACAAGAATTAATTATTAATATTGATAATATAAATAACTTATTTTACATAAGAAAAATAATGATTTATATTAATTCTTTAATAAAAATAACCCAAGGTTTAACAAAAGATACGGCACGTATCAATAAATTATGTAAAAAAAAAAATATAGAATCAATCAAACAAATAGATGAAATAATTGCAAAACCTGAAGGAAAATTAAAAGATATGAAAAGTATTTCAGGGCAAGAGATAACCTTTACCCAAGAATCACAAGGTGATGATTTATTAGACATGTTTTTCGGGGATGACGACGAAGATGATGATGAAGAAGAAGAAGAAGAAGGAGAGGAAGAAAAGGAAGAAAAAGAAGAAGTTTCGCCACAAAGTGTTAAAAGTGATCAATCTTCTGAATCAGAAATATTAAAACATGATCCAGTTGGTACGCCATTAAAAAATCCAAATTACTTTTTTGAAAGATTATATGAAAAAGAACCAACCTTATTTTTAAAAAGAAAACAAGGAAAATATGCCGCATATTCGCGCGCGTGTCAATCAAATCAACGTCGTCAACCTGTTATTTTAACCGATAAAGAGAAAGAATATATTGATAAACATCATCCCGGATCTTATCGTGATAAAAATGGGATTGATACAGCATTAAAATATGGAACGGGTGATGAAAAATATTGGTATATATGTCCTAGATATTGGAGTCTGGCGGAAAATAGTAGTATTTCTGAAGAAGATATTATGAAAGGTAAATTACAAGATCAAATTATGCCATTAGATGCAAAGGTTGTTCCAAAAGATAAGCATATTTATGAATTTTACTGGAAAAAGGGACATTCAACCGAAGACGGTAGTTATAAATGGCATACACCAGGATTTTTAAAAGTTGATAAAAAAGATGGCGAACCACGATGTATCCCATGTTGTTTTGGTAATGATTGGGGGGCACCTGTAAGGAAAAAGAGGCGCGAACAATGTAATGCAAATGATCCGAAATCCTACTTTCGGAGGCATATTTCAGAGACCAAAGATAATCTTTCAGAAAAATTTAAAGGTACAACAGAAGAAAGAGAAGCATCGTTAAAGATACAATCGGCTTTTAGAAAACAAACAGAAACGAAGAAAAGGAAACAAAGGATGAAAAAGAAAAAGGACGAAAAGGAAAATTATATTAAAGGTCCTGAACAAATATTAGCTGGAGAGAATAATAGATATGGTCACATATCAATTAATGTTGAAAAATTTTTATTTTCAAGAAATTTAAAATGTAAAGGAAATACATTGAAAAAAAATGAAACATGTTTTTTAAGAAAAGGTGTTGAATATAATGATAAACAATCTTTCTTAGCTTGTATCGCGGATGCTATGAATATACCATTACCAAATACAATCCAAAAATTAAAAGCAATAATGATAGAGAAATTACAATTAGATAATTTTATAACGTATCAGAGTGGGTCATTAATTTCTCTCTTCGGAAATGAAAAAGATGAAATAAATGAAGTTATATATAACAAAACAAAAATATTTTCAAAGAAAAAGGGGACGCCCTATTTAAAATTAATAATATCAGCATTTGAAAATTTTAAGAAATATATATTAGATGATAAAATAGAAATATCATATCATTATTTGTGGGATTTTATTACAATGGATTTAATGAATATTAACTTAATTATATTGAATGTTCCGGAAGATGATATAACGAATAATATTGAATTTATATGCCCGACAAATCATTATTCAAGTTCTTTTTATGAATCACATAAGTCAACTTTAATCTTATTATCAAAAAATAATTTATTTGAACCTATTTATAAGGTAACAAAAAAGGATGATGGAAAATTAAATGTACAAAAATTATTTAATGAATCAAATATGATGCCAAATATAAAGAAAATGTTAATGATTATTAAACAAAATTTATCAAAATGTAAACCATTAAAAAGTATTGAAAATTATACATTTAAAGAAAATATTTCATTAAAAGATTTAATTCAAGAATTAAGTAAAATAAATTTTACTGTTAAGCAACAAGTTGTTAATTATAGTTCAAGAACCATTGGTGTTTTAATAGAAAACGATGAAGGTAAAAATGGTTACATTCCATGCCGTCCTTCAAGTATAGATAATTCATTAGATTATATTTTCATTGATGATGAAAATTATTGGAATGATTATCAAACAACAAGAAAATTATTGGAAGAAATCAGTAATAAAAGTAAAAATGTCATACCATGTAAGGCGCAAATAAATATGTTGGACGAAGATGGTGCTCTAATAATAGGTATTTTGACAGAAACAAATCAGTTTATAGGTTTAAATGCTCCACAAATGAAAACAATTGATACGGATGATTTAATATATTGGGGTGATAAAAAGGGTATATTGGATTATTCAAAAATAGATAAAGAAATAATGTTTAACAATGAAAAGGACGATGAGAGGATATTGGCGGTTAAAAAAATAAAATTAGAGAGTAATTTTTTTAATTCGGTGAGAAATACTATGCGTGTAATAATTAATAAATATGAAAATAGAAAAGATAGAGAAAATATAGAAGAGATTGTCAGGTCAAAAACGCTATTATATATTGAAAAAATGAAACAAGTAGAAGGTATATTACATAAACTATTAGATGATACAATAGAATTTGTTGATTATGGGGATGAAATAATTGATTCAGTGATAACATGTTTTGGATTAAATAAAACTAAGTGTGGAGAGAAAGCGTGTTGTCGTTTATCTGATGATGAAGAGACGTGTTTATTAAAAATACCAAAATTGCATTTAATAAGCGGTCATGAAAATAATAAATTATATTTCGGTCGTTTGGCAGATGAATTAATTAGATATGGTAGAATAAGAATGTTTATTTTTAAAACACATTTATTTTTGCCTTTTCAAAATGTTGGATATAATCTACATACAAATGAAATATTATTGATGGAAACGATTATGATGGATGAATATTTTAAAGATTTGGTACCAATAATTGAAAACCCATATTTAAACTATAAAAATGATTTTATAAATACACAACCTAGTCAAACATTACATTATACGGATAAAGTTAAAATGAAAGAAAAATTTTCAAATAAATGTATTATGGGGTTTGTTGATTTAACGAGTAAAATATGGATAAAGAAATTTACGAAAAAATTTAAACGAATTATTTTTAAAGATGATGCGGTTTGTACGTGGAATTGTATGAAATTAATTATAGATAATTATACGAAGGAGAAACATTCAATTCATAAAATTAAAAAGGAATTATTTACAATATATGAAAGTTTAAAAAGTAAACAGGAAAATATTTATGAGATTTTAAAAACTCAAGGAAAAAGAACATTTATAGATGATATCAAGAGAGAACGTTTAACATTTCAAGATTTTATTATGTCAGAAAGTCATTTTATATCAAATATGGATATTTTTTTATTGTCACATTTTTATAAAATACCAATAATAATATTATCAGGGAGATCATTGCATGAGAAAACGAAATTAAATGATGATAAAAAAAATATATCAAATAAATTTATTGCTTTTAATCGTGAAAATATAGGTGGGTATTATATAATACAAACAATACCAATTAAGAAAGATACAATACCTATTTTTTCATTAATTTGTGAACATCCCATAAAATTTTTTAACATTCTCACTTCAATACCAGATGATGTTCAAGACTTATTACAAGATGAAAAGTTAGATTATTCAATTGATGAATATATAGATAATTATGATACACGGAGGAGAAAGAAAAAATTAATTCAT